TTATCTCTCCATTTCTGCGTAAAATCTAAAAATGCGATTCATTGTACTTAATAATTTCGCTTTTTCGAGTGGTTTTAACCTATCATAATTCTTTACTAAGTCTTCGCCTTCTTTATTCATTGACCAGTCATTATCAAAATCTAAGACAATGTCTTTAGTTAATTGAGTAAGTTTTAATCCTCTAAGAATCCCCTGCCATTTATTTAATCTAGGGATGGGGTCGTCTCGATGTGACGTTTGTATTTGTTCATTTAATCCACGCTTTATCATTTAATTATCCTACATCAAAATATTTATTTAAATTTTGTCCAATTTCATCATATGCCGCAGATGCTCGTTCTTGTAATTGTTTCATTTCCATCATTGTCTTAGAAAATACTTTGTAAGATTCACCCAAACTTTTCATGTGTCTGCCTACAGTTACATTATCAAACCAATCTTCGCCTTCCGATAAAGTAATTGTTCTAGCCATTTCCACTATATTTCTTACAGATTCTATTATTTCTTGCATATCGCCTTTGCCATATACAGATTCTCCCATCGCTGAAAAGTTTCGAACTTGTTCCATAAACGAAGCTTTCTGTTCTTTCGTTAATTCAATTGGTTGTTCGGCTTCCGCTTGTTCTAGTAATGTTTTTAATTTTAGTTTTCCCATTTTATATCCTACACTTTCCATTATCACAAAGTATCGAAGTTATAATGCCATTTGTTTTAGCATACTTCACACCGTTTATATTTTTTTCTACTGACTCATTCATGCTACCAGCTTTCATTCCCATGAAACTTCCGTGGTTAGAAGGATTAGAAACAAAGTCCCAACCTATTAACTCAAAATCATCTTGTACTTCTACTGCTGACTCTTTATATAATTCTTTTACAGATCCTAAACCCCTTGAAGAAATACCTAATTTAATGTTCTCTTTAAATAATGTCTTTAATATTCTTCCAGATGGGGTATCTAATACCTGAACATCGCCCATTAAATTTTCGCCTTCCCACCAAACTTTTAAAACGTTGTGAGATACGTTATTTAAATTAACAACTGAAGACTCTGGGTGGTCTAATTCACCTAATGCTCTACGTTGTGCTACATATTCAGTAACATATCGCTGACATTCTCTTTCTAAAATACTTCTAGGATATATTCTCCCGTTCTGATTCTTTTGTCCAGCAGTCTGTAATATTCCAGATACAACAAATCCACCAGGGAGACCATATTTCTCAGCTGCTTGTTCATACAGATTAGTTCTCGGCATAAATGGCATATATTCTAATAATAAAGGTTTCGTCATGTTATGCTCCTAGTGCTCTTATTCTTTCTGATATTTTAATTAATCGTCTTCCAACGTTTTCTAAATTTTTTCCAGATGATTTCCAATAATGATCTTGTGTTACACCTTGCTCAGTTTTTAATTTAGCGGCATTCACTGCGAGATTTTCTATTTCTTTAAGTTTTTGAGCTATTTCTCTAATAGTTCCATTTACTTTCTTAGCTGGAGTTGATTTTGGATCAGTTTTATAATCTCTATATGAACCCTCTTCAATCATAGCAGAAGTGGCTCTAATAATTTTTTCATATTTTTGATTAATACTCTCCGCTACTCCTGGATATTTCATTTTTGTTTTTTCTTTCTTAGCAAAAGCATTTGGAGTATTATATGCTCCTGCTCCTGCTGATGTGGATTGCTCGTCTACTTCTTTTTGTCTACTATATCTTTCTGCTTTATCTCTTCGTAAAATGCTCCACATCCTATCATTACCTCTCCATTGTTTAGTATCTATGCGTTTTTGGATTTCGTCATCCACAGCAACCATTCCATCGGAGTCTTTATCTTTTGTGAGTACATAATAATTACGTGTTACTTCTAGGTCCTCGTCTTTCCATGAACCAATAATATTAACGTCATCTCTAACATCTCCAATACGTCCATCAGAATTGTCGCCCCAACCACTAGTACCATAAGTTCTAGCCTTTTGTCTCATTGGATCTTGGAATGGCGATTCTTCTAACGATTCGAACTTATCTTTTATTTCATTTAAGAAACTTCTCATCCATGCACCTCGTCTAATTCTTGAATTAAATCAAAATATCTCAATATATTTAATACGTGAGCTTCTTTTATCACATTAATATTTTCTACATCACATAATAGCTCAGATAATTTTTGTATTTTAATTTGAGTTACTCTATCATCAATCTTTTTAACGTGTTCTGCCAATTTAACTTTAATACCAGGAATAATAGTATTAATATACTCTTTTAATGTCTCAGTATCATTTACTTGTGTAATATACTTATTTAATAAATGCTTTTGATCTTCATTTAAGCCATCATATTTTGAATTAAATTTATCTACCAACATTCTATATGCTAGCAACCTAGTATCTTTATCTTGTTTAGAAAAACTTTCTAGAACTGGGTTTGGGGTTTCTGGAACATTTCCTTTTAAGATACTGCCAACTATACTTTGTTTAGCTTCCATTATTTGTTTTGGATTATCTACTTCATCGTATGAAAATATAAGATAAGCCGATGCTAAATTTTTATAGTTGGTTATTCTAGTTTTCGCTACTTTATCCATTGAGAAATAATCTTTAATCTCTTTAATTAAACTATATCTTTGTCGCCTTAGCGTTGATTTATTTAATTTAGAATGCGCTCCTTTAAGCGCCCGAATATAATCTAATGCCATAGCCTCAGATTTAAATTCTTCTTTAAGTAACGCATTGTATAATTTAAGCTCTTTAGATAATTCTGAATTATTACCGAAATACTTCTTAATAATGTCAATAGTTACTGACTTATCTGAGGTTAGTGTTTCGGTTGTTAATTTGCGTACTAGAATTTCAAAAAGTATTCCGGTGTTTTTATATTTACTGTGCTTCAATTTCTTCATTTACTTCCTACAGTATCTTTACTATAAATATTAATCAAGATTTAAAATATTACCCTCATCTAGCATTGATCTTCTAGATTCTGGTGATTTCTTATCTTCTTTTAAAATAATTGACTTTTTATGGCCCTTTTTCTTCATTAAATCGACACTATCCTTTGCCATTTGTGGCATTCTGGTTTGTCGTTTGCTAAATCTAGGGTCGCCAACGAATGCAGATTTTCTATTCTCTGGATCAAATGTTTGTGCAATTTGTTTCATTCCAGTGTGGTCCCAACCAAGTGCGTGGTCATGTTGTCCTAATTTAGGACCTTCATCTGGACGACCTCCTGGGTCTTTTTTCTCTACATCTCCTGTACTCATATGTGCTGTTGCTAATGAATGTGGAGTTCCTAATGCTTCGCCGGTAATTGCTGGGTCGTTACCCTCTTGTTCAATTTGATTCTGACGGAACATTAATTTTAAATCTTCTTCAATATTATTTCTTTCTTCTAACCACTGCTCTTCAGTCATATTAAAGATATATTCATAAATGTATTTGTGAGATACTAATTTAGAATCTTTCATTGTGTTCGCTAATGCAATTTTATCATTCATTAACGTAACTTTTTGCTCATCATAAATAATTGATGGAGCAGTCATTTCTAATTCAAAATCTACTAAAGATGAATCTTCAAATCCTTGTGCATATAGGTGAATAATGGCAATTTTAGTTAATTCTGAGATAAATATTTTCTGTACTCTTTCAATGGTTCTTGCAAATCTAATATCCATTGATGCTAATGTAGATTTACCTTCAACTCCTTCGTCATAACCCAAAAATGGTTTTGGAACTTTAAGAGCTGCCATCATTTTATGTTTTACGTATTCTATATCGTCAATACCAGTAAATTCCATACCCGGTAGAGTATCAATATCTGTACTTACATTTCCGTTGCGAACAGGTAGGAAATAATCTTCCAACATATTCGCCATATTGAATTTTAAGTTATATTGACCAGTCTTTGGATCTACGTGAGGAACTTTTTTCATTTTATTAATGATTTGTTCCATATAAGTATCAACCTCATTCGCAGGAATGTTACCGATATCAATTTTAAAGATACGTTTTTCTGGTGCACGCATAATTCTATGAATAAGCATCGCATCTTCTAATAACATTAATTTTTGGAATTCTGTTCTAGCTCCCTCAAGCATACTTCTACCGTAAGGAAGGAAGTTTGAGTCTGATAAATATCTAAAGTGAGCTATTTCAAATACGTCGTAAGTAATTTGATTTGAAACAATATGGCGGAATTTAATATTATATTCACCAGTCTGCTCAATAAATTCTTCCCATCTTTCTACTTCGTAACTAGAAAAGGGTCTAACGTTAATTACTCCCAATTCATCTGCTATGTCTAATTTAAGGAAGAAATCACCATATTTTGCCATATTTCTTATCCATGGCCACATATTATATTCAACGTTTAAAACATCATAAAACAGACTATATAATATCTTTTGAATATTGGTGTTACTAGATTTGATAGTTAAAATATCGCCAAATTGATTAGCTTGTGTAGATTCGTCTGCATAAATATCAAGTGCTGAAGATATGATAGGATCTTTGTCCATCATTTCGTAGTCAGTGTATAACTGCATACGATTTTGGTGCATATAGTAATTGGAATCATATCCACCCATTCCACCAATACGATGTTTATTCGTACCGTGTAATCTAGTATACCTATCAGCAACTTTACTTTGTGCTAAATTACCAGTAGACTGTAGTTTATTTGTATCAACTACTTTGATTTTGTCTTTACCGTACGATCTAACAATTACATTAGTCGAGAAAAGATTCTTTAAACGTTTCCTTAATGACGCCATAGTTCTATCTTATTTTATATATAAATATAACCATACTTATAACAGCCATTTCAAATTCTCGTCACCGGTACCGGGGTTCCAATTCCATCCAGAATTATCCATAGTTCTATTATTAGTATAAATTTGTGGATCTGATCGCTGAATGTGTCCC